CTAGCTAAACCCCCTGCATAAAAATTATTTTACAGTACCTACGTTAAAATAATATCACTAAGAATTATTCAGTGAAATTTGTAGGGAATTATTTATACTGTGTTCTTCTACACCTATTAAATTTATTCTATCGTTATTTAGTGTCTCACTAACCATCTTAATTGCAACCTCTCCGCTCTTCAATCTCTCATGACATTGACTGTGTACGCTTATCACATCGTTGTTGAATGGGGCTGGTTGTTGGTTGTTACCGTTGCATATGAAGCAGTACTCTCTTAATGCTAATTGATCTCTTAATATTCTTGGTTTTAAAAGCTCAAGAGTTTCGTTTATCTTTTGGTCAAAATCTTTTTTCTTTTGTTTATGGATTCCGACGATGGTAATGAACAGGTATAAGTTGATAGCCAAAATTAAAAGATTGATTGTCATTGTTTTTCCCTCAGGTCTGTAAATGTTGAGTGTTTCCAAAATACCTTCCATTGGTTTTTAAATCGGCATGTCTTCGCACAAGTTGACACACCAGGCCCTTCAACTCTGGATACCGTCGCTTTCGCCACTAATTTTGATTGGTAATAGAACTGTATCGTTTCATTTATTGTGATGTTGGGAGGCGCCTGGAATGACCAAAACTCCTCGAGGTGTTCCGGTGGCTCCTCCCAGAAGTATTCTATTGCTTTGTCTGATACTGTGATCTTCATAACAACTCTTTAATCATGTTCTTCGAGTAATGCAACTTAACACAGTCAAGCCAACATTGCTCTTGATCATCTTCTCTTTTAAAGAAGTAATCCTTGTAACTTGTGTTGTCCTTACTTAAACACACAATATGAAATCCGTCAATCCTTTTACCTAATTGATTTGGTTCATCTCCATCCACAACGAATCCATTTTCCCACAGATGAGCATAGCCAATTAGTTGCATTAGGTAGTTCTCATACACTTTCTCGCCTGTTTTCCAGTCGAGTAATTGCAACGAATCCTTATCAAATATAGCTACTTTGTCCATTGTTCCTCCGTATGGCTCATGAAACGGGCATTCACAAATCATTCGGAGTTCATTTGCAACAGTAGAATATTTATGGTTATTGTGAAAACTTAGAAAAGAAGAGAAAGCGATTCGAACTTCTTCTTTATCTTTTGGGATTCCTTCTTCCATCATCTTGTCTGGATTCTGATCAAAAGCGTTAATAAATTCATGGGTCTCTGTCCCTGTCTTCATTGCTTTTGCTCTCTCTTTATACATGTTCTTGCCTATAACTCCCAATTTATACGCCCATCCCATTAATGCATCTGCTCCAGTTACTAGTTTCGTTATCTCAGTAACTGATGGGATTTTGTTTCCTTTTGAATCTATATATGGTGGATGTTTCATAATTATTTTCCCCTATAATTATTAGCATTAATCAAATAACAAAGACCTTTATCAACAACAATCTTATTGATTTCCAGGCAATTCGGACAGAGGATCATATCTCCATCTTCAATTTCCTCGACAATGATTTGTATTATTTCAAAGCAATTGAAACAACCTTGTCCGAATATGATTTTCATTTTTCTCTCGAAAATAATTCTGCTAAAAATATAAGTTTTTCTTTTTCTGTTGATTTATTTAAAGCAGACAATATTTTTTTGTCTTGTATTAGTTTCATTCTTTTTTTTTTAATTCTCCGATTAGAGAGCTTTTTTTCTGTCTTTTGTTGCAATCCTGAGTTTTTCTTTTTTCTCCGCTTTAGTTTCTTTTTTCTCTGCCTGAGGACGTTCTTTTCGTGTTTCACTCCTTTCGGTATTGTTTCGATATCATCAGCGACAAGATGTCTCGTGAATCTTGATTTAAAAATTATTTCTTCAGACATATTTCCATCCCGAATTTGTAGTAGGCTTCTTCAACAGATTCACAATATTTCTTTTCAGCATTATTAAGGTTTTCTTGAATTATGTTCAAATTTCCCCTTCTTTCGAATTATTTATCAAACAAACCTGGTTGATCAACCATCCGTCTCTCTTTAAATAAAGCGGATGCGTCAGCAGAGGATTCGTGGTTGACAATTAAACCAACCTCAATGAGGACAGCAACAATTTTGGAGATTGCTTTTTGATCTAGCGAATCAGTCACAAGAGCTGCAACAATTTCTCTATCTTTATTCACTGCGATATAAGTTGGGACTCCCTTAGTACCGGCAAATTCAAGTGTTGTTTTATCCTTTTGAGCGTTTTTTTTGTTTTTTGGTGGGATTATTTCTGCATCAATTGGAGCAGGTTTTGAATCAGTATTTTTTATAACAATAGAATTTTTCTTAGACATAATAAACCTCGATTTAAATCAAAAACGTAAATCAAAAAAAATACAACGCCAATAATTATACAAAAACCGAGGATAAATTAAACAAAAACCAGATATTTTTTTTTTTTGGGTAGCATTGGGTAACATTTGGGTACCTTTTAAAAAAAATGTTACCTTTGTTAAGTATTTAAATCTCATATACTTATCTAAAATCAGGTAAGATCTTGGGTAATTTTCCTTTATAACGCATTTCTTCCTATATTAATACCCTTCTCTCTATATATATACTTCTTATTATTTGTATTAATATAAAGAAAAAGGTACCAATGTTACCCAATCCCAAGGAGATCAAGATAAATTAACTATATCCGACGAGGTAAGATTTTTTAAAAAAGGTACCAAATGTTACCCAATGTTACCCTTTAGATTTTAAAAGTTCTGATAACCAAACATCAGAACTTTTATTTTATCCTAGACATTTTTTTTTGTTAGAGTTGCAACCTTGACTTCCAAAAGACAAATTTTTGCATCCAACTCTTCGATTTTAGACAAAATAACATCCTTCCTTTGTTTTCTTTTAGGATCAAGATTTTCGATATCCAGAGAAGAAACCAACATAATGCCGGTTTTTTCTTCAAGTTTGGTCTCGATTTTTTTTTCGTTTGCCCAATTGTAAATTGCCTGTTTTGAGACGCCTTTACATTTCGACGCCTCAACAAATGTTATCCATAATGGCACTTCAATACCGTTTATTTTGGCAACTTTTGGTTGATTTACCTTTATTTCTACGGATTTTGACATTTAATTTACCTTATATTGTGGTTTAAAATGGAGGTTTTTTATTTTCCGTTATTTTTTCGAAACAATTACAAATCTGACCAGTAATCATTATTGCAGTCAGACAAATTATTAAAATTTCAATCCACATCGTTTTTTTCCTAAAATTTAAAAGCGAAAGCCCATCGAGGTGCTCGTTTTGTACTTCCCATGCTCTCTCTGGTTTTGATATCGTTAACTTTTATTACAACTCCATCAACTGGAAAGTTTGGCTTATTCTCCTTTCTAAAGGCCAAAATTTCCTCTAAATCATCTCTTTTTACAAAATTCGTATCTTCCATGACTGGAAAACCAAGAGAATCCAATTTTTTAATAACTTTTTTATGGGATTTTTTCTCTGTGCCGTATCCGTCATAAAAAACTGCTTTTAAGGGTCTTTTCTCGGTTTTTTTTGGATCTTTTAATTTAATGCTACCGGCAACTTTTGCCCTTGAATTTGGCTCTCGCATGAATACTTCGCCTCTGGCAACGAGAGTCTTCTGATTGATTTTTTGTGGTATTTCTGAAATCGTTTTTATATTTTCTGTTATATCGTTTCCAATGTATCCATTACCTCTTGAGAGTGCCTTCCATAGCTTCCCATCGTCGTAATAACAGACAAATGAGCAACCATCAACTTTCCACTCGACTGAAAAAACGGTCTCTTCTGCGAAAGTTAAAGCCCAATCCAAGACATCCTCAAGATTCCAAGTTTTTTCTAAACTGAGGCAAGGGACAACGTGAGGAATTTTTTCTGAGCTGTTGTCAAGGTCTGAGGTTACTTCTGTTTTCATCGTTTTTCCCTAAAAATAATAATCAATCAATCAATAAATATAGTATAGCTTTAAATTAAAGATAGTCAAGATAAACTTTAAAGATATTTAAAAAAAAACCGAAATATCTGTTATATTTCGGTTATCTATTTTTTTTATTTTCTGGGTTCAAGGATTGCCAGAAATGAATCTGGCTCTTCGTCTCCAATTAAGTCTTCAACAATTTCAATTCCTGCCACATCTCCTGGGCAGTAAACCTCAAGATCCATTGCAAATCTTGGATTACTATAGTAATCCAATACATGTGGTAGATGTTGCCCTGTATGTTCACATGGTTTTCTTTCGCCGTAAAAATCAAATTTCATCTTTCAAATCTCCTTTTTTTTAAAAAACTGAAAATATAGGTTTCAGAATCAGGCCCTAAGGCCCGATTTTTTAGGCGTCTTGAGTAAGAAACGGTAAGCCGTTTCTTACTAATATTTTTTGTGATTCCTCCATAGAGGAGGTTTCTAACCATTCTCCGACTGTATCGTCGGCATGGTACTCTTGTATCCCAAAACCATTGCCAATTGTTGCCAAAAATGTAGAACCAGCATTTGAAAAAAATTCTGCTTCAGTTAGATAATTCATTTATTTCTCCTTAAAATTTGGTAAAAACTGAAAATATAAGTTTCAGAATCGCCCGAAGGCGATTTTTTTAGTAAGTGTGATTTACTTCTGTTTTTTCCGATCCATCAGGCATGGCATAAACATTGCCAATGTCAAGGTTACACTCTACTTGCCAGCTTTGGCAAGACATTGTAAATGTGCGGAGTTTTTGTTTTTCACCGGTTTCTTTTGCTTTTGCGAAGATCTTTTCAACCATTGCTTTTTCTAGTTTTTTCTTCAATTTCTTTTTTTTCAGCTTTTTCTTGTTTTTCTTTTTTTTCTTCCTCAAAATTTTCGGTTTGAAGATAGTAAAAACCATCTTCGGATTTTGGCATTACCATGAGGTCTGGTCCCATGACCTCAGTGCCGTCCTGTGATACATACTCACCTGAGCAAGTATCGCCATCAGAGGAAATATTTTTACATGCTGTCATGCCTACTGGTGCTTGACTTTGAGCTTTCATCCAGGCTTTATTTTCTTCTTCTTCTTTTGCTTTTGCTTTTTTCTCAGTTTCGATTTTGGAAAGCTTAATAGCATCGTCATAATCTTTTTTTGGGATTTCGAGCACTACTGTTTGGCGACCTTTCCCTTTTATAAAAAGGTCACCATATGCACCTACTGTTCCTGTGTGATGACGTTTCCATCCTTCAATTTCGATTTCTAATTTTCCCATTTTCGGATGAATAAATTTTGCTGTCATTTTTTTGTATGCATCAAAATCATTTATTGGTGCTAAATTTATTACCATTCCATTTGTTTTTGTTTTCGTTTCGATCATTTTTAATCTCCTTTAAAAATAATAATCAATCATTCAATAATCAAAGTATAATCTTAAATTAAAGATAGTCAAGATAAACTTTAAAGATATTTAAAAAAAAATGCATAATTCCCCTGTCAACCGCAGATAACAAGGGATTAAATATTTTAAATATCTTTAAAATTATCGCTTTTATGATCAAAAAACAAGATATTTAATCCAATTACAATTAAAATCAATAACCAGACTTCCCAAAATTCGATCAAGAGCTGAGTTTCGGTCAATTTTGGATTTTGAAATCTTAAGAAAAATATAAATAAAAGACATAGTGCAACGGATGAGATGTGTAGAGCCATTTTCATTTTTCAGCCTCGTTGTATAAATAAAAAGGAATTACTGCAACATCAATCGACAATGCAACGGGATAAAAAACTACAATCGCAGGAAACGCCCATAAGTTTCTACCGTGATAAGTTGTGATCTTTTTACCATCTTCGTAATTCACGGTTATTTTGTTCTCGCCTAATGATAATAATTCACCTGTTGCACAATTGGAGAATAGAAGAAGAAGAAAAAGCGTGATGATTTTAAACATTATTATCAACCTCCATTAAAATAACACGAGTTGGAATATCATGAATTGAAAAAACGGTAGTTCGTATTTCAATCCCTTCAAAAATAAATTCTTCGCATAATATAAATTGTCCTGCCCGATGCAAAAATTTGTATGTCGTTCCTTTTTCCGATTTAAGAAAACGAAACAGATCTCCCTTCTTCAAAAGAGCAATTGAACAGCATTTATAAGTCATATTTTCTCCGAAAACAAGATCTCTAAATGTAACCCATCCAACCCAAATAGAGACCAATAATAAATTTCCAATAACCAAATAAAATATTAATATCATAATCTGATTTTCGTCTTTTCAATTGCCTTTATTTGAATTTGACGGATTCTTTCCATTGAGAGATTTTCTGTTTTTGCAACATCTTCTAATGTTTCACATTCGCCATTAAACCCGAAACGTCTTAAAAGGATTTTTTTGTCCCTTTCGTTCAATTTATTCAGTGCTTTTCTCAGCTCTTCTTTTTGTTCTTTTTGAATCAAAATATCTAATGGTGATTGATTGTTTTTGTCCTCTGGCTCATTATTTTCGTTGAGACATTCATCGATGTGAATAATTCTTTGGGCTTGATTTATAAAAGGCTGCAATTTTCTGGATTTTGTATAACTATCATGATTTTCGAATCCTTGAGGCGTTGTAATAATCGTCTTTTGTTTTGAAAGATAATAATAGACATTTTGCAGAATCCAACGGGAAGCGTAAGTATGAAATTTAATTCCTTTATTAGGGTCATAACTCTTGTATGCTCTCATCAATCCGATGTTTCCCTGTTGTATTATATCCATACTCAATTCAGGATACTTGCTTCTCGCATATCTTGTTTTAAACACAACAAATTTCAAGAAAGTTACAATAAATTCGTTGCGGATTTTGGTATCTTGTTGAATAAACCAAGTGAAATCTTTTCTTTTTTCTGGAGAAAGAAATTCAAACTTTTCAATTTCTAATCTGTATATTCTTTCTAATCCTTTATCCATTATAATTCTACTCCTGCGCATGCATCGCAGAGAAATTCATTCACGTCATCAGGATTGTATTCTCTATCTATTTTAACAACGCCACAATTGCAACATTTGTGATATTTATTACCACAATCTCCGCATTTTTTAATATTTTTATCCAGTCTCGTAATCTCATCTCTGATGTACCAAATAGCCTTTTCTAAATCTATTGTTGCAGTATTTTCGTCTTTTATGCCACATCTCCACAGATATTTAAACGCATTCCCGATATTAAAATTCAGGTGTCTCGTTATTTCTATACATTCGATCCCGGATGGATGAGAGGTGTAATGTTTCGGATGATTTATTTTGTCTTCTTTTAATTTATCCATTTTTATCTCCTTTAAAATAATTTATGTTGTTTCGATTCGAATTCTTCGATTGCTTTATCGACTGTTTTCTCTCGTTTTTTGGATCGGAATATGTATTTTCAAAAAACCATTTCTGAGCATTTCGCATCTCTTTAACTAATGCAACGAATTCTTCATATGAATTACAATCGCATAATTCGCATTTCATAATTTTCCCTTAATATTTAAATGATCTCTCTGCAAATTGCTTTAAAATCTCACCAAATCCGGCAACCTGTTCATCAAAAGTCTCTCCATTATAAACATATAAATCGTTTCTTCGTTGCATTTCATAAGCTTTTTTAACTTCGATTAATTGATCTATTGTCAAAGGTGTTTCTTTTGATATTCTCATAATTTCAAAAGCACAATTTTCTAAATCTATATCCATATTCAACCTTGGATCTTGATTAAATAGAGTTTCCATTAATTTTCCCCTTTCAATTATCTAAACCATTCTTCGCCAATTTTTTTTAAACATTCCCTAGGAAAACTTGCTCTGCATTGCATAGGGATTTTTATATAAAATGCTTCTTGGTGACTTTTACCTCCACACAAATTTTCTTCTATAACAACTCCTTTTTGACCTATCTTTATTCCTGCTTCACGATAACCGGACCAACCATTAGATATATCAATGATTTCAACGATATCACCAATCTCTAAACGTTTCAATTATCACCTCCTAAACAAACATTCCATTGCCAAATACCATTCATTTTCTTTCGTTTATAACCTCGTTTCTTTAATGCCCTTCCGAGGTGGTTTTTAAATTGATCAGTAACTACCTTATCATCACCCAATAAAATCTTTGATATTTCCGTTGCAGTATGATGATTGTGTAAATCGGTTGTCGTTGCTTCAGGTTTCATTATATTTTTAACTAATAATTCTTCCGCAACAGTATATTTCGAATATTCTTCATTTGCCTCATGCAACTCTTTAATCTCCTCTTGAGTTAGCCAATATCTACCTCCATCTTTATATATTTTATGAGCTTCTAACCAGACTTGTTTCATATCTACTTTTTCGAGTTTTTTAAAGTCAATCGAATTAATTTTTATGGGAAAATATCGCCGTGAGCCATTTTCATCAGTTAAAAATGAAAAATTATTTACTGTTCCACAAAAATTTGCTCTACGAGGTGCTCTGGTTATATATCTGTGGTAAGGAAAACGACATACAATCTTATCCAGGCTGAAAATTAGCTTAATTGAAGATACCTCCATCTTGTTGAGAGCATCTAGTTCATCAAGATTAATCAATCCGTTCTCAGCCATGAGACGCAACGCATCAGTAGAACCAGGTGCAATTGATTTTGTGACCATCCAATAACTTTTAAATTCAGGAACCATGTCAAATAATGAATTTAAAAATGTTGTTTTGTATGTTCCCATCGCTCCTTGGAGGACTAAACACGTTTCATTCTTCTCAATCCCAAGCATACATGGAATACAGTTCACAAGCCAACGAGCAAAATATTTAAAATTTTCCGGATTGTGGACTTCCAGAACTTCCCAAAGTTCTTTTATATTTTTCTTACCATTCCATTCGTTTTTCTTGAAAAATTCTTCAAACGGATCGAAATTTTCAGATAGATACTGAGAGTGAATTAATTTTTGGATTCTCGTCTCTGGGTATTTGTCGAATCCTTCATATTGTCTAACCTGCTCCGAAATATAATCATAAGATCTATCGGTCATTTGCTCCCATTCATCGTTGCATTTAAATTTTAATTCAACATTATTGTAAACTTTATTATATCTGAATTTATAACCAAGTTTTTCATTTAAAATAATTTTGAGTTGCTCTGCTCTGCCTGTCAATTTTCCATTTGGTTCCTCTTTTATTTTGTATTCTTTTTTCTCGATTTTAACTTTTGTCAAATTATTTTCTTTGAAAATTGGATGGGTTAATCCGATGGCTTCGCTTTCTTTTTTTTTGAATTCTTCCATCCCGTTTTTCATCAAAAAGTCATCCAGGCCGATTTTCTTTTTACCCGTATGCAAGTTAATAATTTTTGGTTTTGCTCCGAGTTTTTTCAGCTGGTGACCGAGACGGTAAATTGCAAGCATTACGCCTTTATTTTGAATCCAGTCCGAATCCGGAATAAGAAATATTTTTCTGTCGAGAAAGGGAATATCGAGTATCTCATGGATTGGCTTTTGATCTCCCTTGTGTTTCCAGTTCCAAATCCCAGACAAACCGATGATGTTGAGTCCCTCTTGATAGCCCTTGAGCGTTTTTTTCTCGCCTTCCGTTATGTAAATTGGATCTCCATTATCGGAAGAATTAAAATCGTAAATGCAACATAGAGAGCCTTTAGGTTGCAGATATTTCAACGGTTTTTCATCAAAAATTGCAGGTGGAAATATTTTAAAATTCGAAAATTCGTTGTTATAAGGGAACTCAATACCTGTAAATTTATTATTTTTTGGTAATTTAAATTTTAGCTTATTTTCTAGTTTTTTTTGATCAACAGAGGTAATTCCTGCTTCATCAATCGTTTCATCTGACAAACCAGAACTGTATAAATCTTTTAAATGTTCTGGAAATATCTTTAATTTTGTGTTAGAATCTACTTGCTCCAAATGAACCTCCTTTAAAATTTGGGTTTTGGTATAAAAAGACAGGCGTAAAAACCTGTCTTTTTATATTTCTAGCAATATTTTCTGGTAAAGAGAATAGGGGATTATTTTTTCCTTCATAAGCGTATTTGCAACGGTGAAAGCAGCATTTTTGCCTTTTGCTTTAATATATATACCTCCAAGCGATTCAATCATTTTTCCCCAGTTCTCTTGAATTTCTCTCAATTTACCAGTTGACGATTTTAATTCGATTGAAATATATCTACCATCCGGTTTTGCAACTGCGTATTTATCACCTGAGCCATTCCATCCGTATTTTACCGTTCTTATCGTTCCGTCATCGTTTTTATAGACTGCCTTACCTGTTGAGTTGTTGGTAAATCTCAAATAATCTTGGCACATCATCAGGACTTTTGTTACCTGTTTATTTGCTTGACTTTCTGGTAATCCCATTATTAATCTCGATTCTTGCAAATAAATAGTTTTAAAAGTTCTTTTGTCTGTTCAAAATCAAATTTATTGTCGAGTTGCACTTTCTTAAATTCCCGGACGAAATCACTAAATTTTTCTTCTTCTTTTTCTTCCATAGGAACTTTATTATATTTAAACGTCATCATATTCACCTTTCAAACCTGGTTATAGTTTCGAAAATTTTCATAATGTACCGATTTTTCATCAAGAGTTTTAGCCAAGGCGATATCGTTCGGATTGACTGGAGAAAATTCATAACATTCGTCTTTTTCGTATTTCAAAATTTCCCTAAAGAATTTATTGTAATAAAAACTTCTGTCTTGATCTCCCTCGTCAATAACTCTTAAATTCCATCCTCTCTTATATCCTCTGGCTTTTTCGATGACCCTTAGAATTCTTGATGTTAACTCTTTTTCTTCGCCCAAACAAAAAGAAACCATCTCATTTAGGGGCAAATCTAAAATCATTTTTTGAGTGTGACCTCCAGGCAAAAGTCTTGCAAAAGAATGGTTGCAATTAGGGCAAAATTGCTCATTAGATGGAATTACAAAAAAGCATTCAGGACAAGTTTTTGTATTTAATCTATCTGGTTGATTATAACCAGTTTTGAAAAATAATTCCCAAGGAAATAAATCATCCGCAAAACCATGTTCTTCTGTGTTTCCAGAGTGATCTAATACGATAAGTTCGGTTTTACCTGGGAAAGGCCTTAATCCTCTTCCTATTTGTTGCAAATAAAGAGTGAGGGACTTAGTTGGGCGATTCAACCCGATAACATCAACATCAGGGACATCGAATCCCTCCGTTGCTATTTCGCAGTTGACTAAAATCGTAATAATACCGGATTTGAACTCTGCAAGGATCCTTTCTCGTTCTTTTTTTGGAGTTTTCCCGGTTAAAACCGCAGCAGAAATCCCATTTTCGTTGAATTTTTCAGCAAGAGCGTTGCAATGAGCAACCGAAACACAAAACATAATTGCTTTTTTTCCTGTTGCAAGTCGAATATATTCTTCGACGATATGCTTATTTGAAGAAGAGCAATTCATGATTTCTTCAAGTTCTTCATCCTTAAAATCGCCTGATCTCTTGCCGACTCGTTTTAAATCTGGACAGTATTTCGAAAAAACTCGAGGTTTTACAAGCATTCCCAGCTTAATCAATTCTCGAATCGAAATACCGACAGCGATATCATCGAAGACATCGTTGAGCGGTTTTTTATCCAGTCTGACAGGCGTTGCAGTCAATCCAAGGATTCTTGCACCCTTAGATTTATAGATATCTAAAATCTCGTTGTACTGTTTCGCTTTTGCCCTATGGGCCTCATCAACAACAACAAGATCAGCAGGAGGAAGATTATTTTTTCTCCGATTTAATGTCTGAATCGTTGAAACTTGGATAAGTTTTTCATATCCCTTATGTTTTCCTTGGATTATTTCGACCTGAGAACCTAATGCAACTTCTGAAATCGCCTCCGCCATTTGAGATCTTAAGAAATCTCTATGTGATAAGCATAAAAATCTGGCAACTTTACCTTCTTTTTGACGTTTTTTATAGATTTGAGCTACAATCTCACTAACGGTTTTAGTTTTACCAGCTCCAGTAGGAAGACATAATACCAAGGAGTTGCATCCTTTTGTAAATTTATCATAAATCGCTCTTATTACGTCTCGTTGATAGGGCCTGAGAACTTTTGTCTTTATTCCTGCCCTTCCTGCGCAGATTTCACAAAATTCATTTTGGGTTTCATGTCCACAAGGATGAGTTTTATATTTATGAATATCTAAATCTTTTGTTAATTCCAAGCTAATCTCCTTAAAAGAAAAGGCCCTTTTCAGGGCCAGATTTTAATTTACATTTTTCCAGGCAACATTGAAAATATCATGAAACGCTTTTATTTTTATTTCTTTTAGATTCGAATTTTTCTTTCAAAAAATTACTATAATCAACTGCAAGTTTTTCATAAACTTCTGGATTACTTCGCTCAAGAACTTTTAAAACCTTTTCAAGTTTCTTCTTATCAATTTCAACAGGCATTTCATCTTCTTCATATTTTTCGATGAAAGCGGTTAATTCCTCAACTGTTGCATTTGTAATCTTATCAATCGTTTTTGCAGCTTCATCTTTTGAAAATTCTGATGCTGAATCATGATTAAAAATCCTTTTTGCAATATCTCGGATGAATTCACCTGAAACTTGCTTAGGTTGAGAGATTATACAAACATCTTGAAACCGTTCTTTTGCAACGCTCCATATCATCCTACGTTGCGCCTGAGTCATTTTCTTTATTGGATTCCCATCTAAATCAACTATTTTTTCTTTTTCTTCTGGATTTTCAGGTTTGGAATCAAGAGGACTTACACCTCGACCTGTAATTTGGATATAACTTTCGCCTTCTGTCTCGTCGTTATTCTTTGGTCCTCTTTTTTCAATTTTTATAACTTCCGCAACTTCTGATTTTTTATAGCCAGATTTCCAGTTCTTGGCTTTTTCTACTTTTTTAAATTGCTCTTTGTCTTGGTTTGATATTTCTTGTTGTTCCTCTGGTGTGTATAAGCCAGAAATTACATCAGGGAAAACAGTTCTCGCAGCAAAAGAAATGGCTCTCCACTTACACATTGATTGCGGATATTTCACCCATCCTGAATTACCCATCAAGTTTGCTTTTTTTGCCTCTGCAATAGAAAATGTTTCCGTGTGTGCAGGTTGTCCTTTTCTCTTAAAAATTACTGTGCATTTATCAGGTTTTGAATCAATCTCGATTGACTCTGCCTCGCCTGATTTGTAAATTAATGATAACATCAATTGCGCTGAAAGTGTTGGTTTTCCTCTGATGACGTTAATCCCTAATATTGCATTCCAAGGTTGCAATCCAAGATCACGACCTAAAGAAATAATAGCATATGCCTGTTGTGGAGTTTTAATCGAATCTGGCAGAAAACCTGAAGAAACAAGAGTTTTTGCTTCGAACATGATCGGGTTTTCTTCAACTTTTTGTATTTGATTCATTTTTTAATTTCCTTTGATAATTCATTTTCAATTAAATCAAGTAACCAACCTGATAATTTTATATTCACGAATTTTGAAAGAAATTTCTTCATATTTGCCAAAATAAATAACTTTCTTTTCTTTCTTTTTGGAATAAAATCAATGGACACATTTCTTGATAAAAAAGAAATAGCCTTCCAATTGCACATTGATTGTGGATATTTCACCCATTCCGAATTATTTTCTTCATGATTCATTTTTTCTCTCTTAATAATTCATTTTTCACTAATTCACGCAACCAGTCTGATAGTGTTTTATTTTCTTGCAGTAACCTTTCCTGAATTTTGAAAGCAACATCTTTACTAACACCAAATGAGATGACTTTCTTTTCTTCTTTTTTGATCAACGATTTAAACATGACATCCTCCATTCTTTTGATATAATCAAAAATATACTTTTAAATTTATTATCATATAAAAAATATCGACTAAATCATAGACTGACTTTAATAAAAATTCAATAGTTATCTTAAAATATTTTTAAATTGTTAAAAATAAGGAGTTTACAAATAATGCCTGCAAAAATTTTTGCCTTTTCTGGAGAAGATCAAACAGTTGAGCAAATATTTTCAACACCATCAAAACGACTTCAGATCAGAAATTCGGGAGTGCAACCCGTTGAAATGTTTTTGATTGAAGTCCCTCCGGATTATGGAGTCAATTCTTATACGATGGAATCTGGAGATCCTCCAACAAGATTTCCTGTAATTACAGACAGAATAAAATTTAAATTTAAAAAGTTTTCGAGAGTTGAAATGGTGGAGGTTTATTGATGCCTGAAATATTCGACCAAAAATTAGAGCCTGATGTAATAACACCTTTTACTTTTGCAGAGGATTCAGCTCATATCCGAATTAAAAATAAATCAAGCTTTCCTGTTGAGTTGTACTTAAAACTTGATGCAACGACTTATAATACTCTAACATTCACAATTGAACCTAATGACGAGTTTGTAGAAGAATTAATCACAGATGAAATCAAACTTGAAGCAAGAAGAAAAGGCCCTGTCGAAATTATTGTAACTCCGGATTCTGAATTTTCTGGAGGTGGAGGATCTTCCGGTTCTGATGGTGGAGGAATTACAGAAATTGCATTTTCTAAAGATGATTTGCCTTCAAAATTATTAAAAGCTCTGGAATCAGGAAATAGATTAGAGCAAATTTTTATTGATGTGAAAGTTGCCTTTAATGCAGGTGACATCTCGATTGGATTTGTCGGAGTTCAGGAAGCAATCATGCCTCTAGGAACTGTTGACTTATCGCAAGTTGGGTTATATTCTATTGATATTTGGCGAACTTCTATCACAACTGAAAATCTTAATCTCTACTTTTCAGGAACTCCAACCTTGGGAAGTGGTATTCTTTACATAAGGAGTAATTAAAATGGCTTTAAATCCTAGACATTCATTCTTACGAACTCTTCTTGGTGTTATATGGCGTTTCGGGAAAGGCGGCCCTCAGGTAAAAAACAATGCTGGAGTACTAGAAAACCGTGATGCAACGGATTCAGATTTTGCAATCATGAGAGGAAAAGATCCCGTTGCAAATAACGATTTTGCAACTAAGGGATGGGTGGGTACACCTGGTAGTCCAAATGGATCAAAATGGGTTGCGCATCCAATTACAACAACCGCATCTACTGACTCAACAAAATTAATACCTGCAAATTCAAAAATTCTCAGAAGGGGAATACTTGTAGAAACTCCATATGACAATGGTGCAACACTTCAATTAGGTTATACCGGTACGTTAAACGCTATTTTTGACACCGGAGATTCTGATTTGTCTGTCGCTGGGTTATGGCAAGCAGAAGATTATAGCGATTGGAATGGGACAGCGATTAAACTAACTGCAACGATTGCCAATTCTCCAACTGTTGGAGCTGGGACTTGTTTAGTTGAATATGTCGAAACACCTGATGCATAATCATTTTTAAATCTTGACTGAGGGATTTAATCCCTCAGACTCGCTTATTTTTTTAAAAGGAGACAGGATAAAAATGGCATCATTTTTTAAAAAATTATTAGGGACAAGTAGCAAAACTTTCCAATTCGGCAAAAATGGCCCGATTACCGAAAGAGCAGGGACAGAACTTTTAAAATTGTGGAATTCAACCGGAATTGATGACGAGTTATCAAGAGCACAATTTAAATACCCAGAAGCTGATGAAGACGCTGTAAATAAACAATACACGGACGAACTTCCAAAAGGTGAAATTTTTGGGTTAGAGCTTGTCTGGAATTCTGTTTCACAAGTTAAAATTCAGCCTGGACAATGTGCGAATACCCAATCATCAAGGTCATTGACGAATTTGACTGCTGAAAAGACCGTTGATATTACAACCGGTCCAGGTTCTCCAAATGGTTTGGATACTGGGACAGAGAGTGCAAATGCGATTTATTATGTTTGGTTGATTGAAAAACTTGGAATTGGTGCATCCGTTGATGGGCTGCTTTCACTTAGTGCAACGACCCCTACTATGCCGACTGGCTATACATTAAAACGCAGAATTGGAGCGGTTATAAATCTGTCTTCAGATTTTCTAAATTTCAAACAATTTGGAAATCATCGCACAAGAAAATATTTATATCTTGAAAATATTGAAACAACTCTTAATATTTTATCTAATGGTGGAGCTGGAAGTTGGACAGATATTGACTTGTCTTCGTTTATTCCTTCTACTAGCGAATTGGCTATTCTGGAATGTTATAGCACACAAAAAGTTGCACAGATAAGGACAAATGGAATAAATGTACCTATGAGAAACATAGGAATAAAACAATATTCAGATTTTGAAATTCCGACGGATATATCACAATTGATAGAATACAAATTATCTGTACCATCTTCTGGGTTTTATTTATCTGTTGCAGGTTACATGGAGGAATTATAATGATTAGAAATTTTGTTTGCGCTAAAATTGAGCACATTGGAGAACATCCAAGATTGGGATCGAATCAAACGATTCCAAAAGATTTGGTTATAAAAAGCGGATATTGTAATTTTACCGTTGATCCTACTAACGAATTTTCCGTTTCAAATAATTTTATTTTTGACACATCTACTCTTTACCAAGATTGGTATTACAATTCAACAACTCAAACATTTCAAAAGACTGTACCATAATGAGCGAAACATTTAAACAAGCAAATAATCGTTACAAAAGGGAACGATTAAATGTTGCAAAAAAAATTCAAAAAGCAATCAAATATGCAGAAAAAAAGGACTTTGGCGATATCGCTAAAGTCCTCGATCATATCAACGAAAAATTTAAAGAAGACGGGCAAGGTATTGATGAAATTATGATTTGTCTGGATTGTTGCGATTGACAAATTTCGTTAAATCTATTGTCCCATCCTCCTCTGCTTTTAAACCGTCAAGATATTCCTGATAGGTTTTCTCTTCGTGGTCAATGCACTGTTGGCAGATATAAATGTATCCAAATTCATCATATCCGATTTTAACGATGTCTTTTTCACTCCAACATTCTTGACAAATCATCAGTCTGGTTGTCCTAAAATTTCAGCCATTAATTCTTCTTTAAAGAGGTCCTGAGGATGGCGACTAAATAAACCTCCAGATTTCTTTTCCGAACGATATAAATTTCTTTTATGAATCCTGGTATCATTTTCCGTATTTTCATCATATCGGAAAACATCCATTCCCTTAATTTCAATTGTGCATCCATATAATACAATCGAAATCATTAATATTAGAAATAAAATCCGCATAAATCCTCCTTTTTGATTGCAACAAATTAAAAAAAAAGAGAGCCAGGGGAATGACTCTCTCTTTTCCTTGGGGGAATAAAAGAGTAATGCGAGACTCTTTTATTGTCGAGGCAAAAACTATTAAATCATGCTTCAAAAAATTTGTCAATATATTCTGGTATATATTTATTTTTCAACGCATCCTCGGCAGGTTCTTCAATCCAATTTGGGATAGCTGGAATATCAAGAGCAAAAAGAGGAGTAAGAGCTTCATCAACGGCTTGGATTACAAATCGTTTTTTTTCAGTACCTTTAAGGCCTTCAACATCACGATAAGCATGAATCCCTTTAGAAATTATTTCGAGAGCCAATGCAACCAAATCCCAAGGATTCCCGTAGTCTTCATTCTTAATAAAATTTTCAACTATTTTTGTTAATTCCGTTGAGAGTTCTTTAATTTCCATATCAACCTCCAAAGAATAATCTTTTTTTAATAATTTTACAGTTTTTTTTTCGTCGATTCCAAGTTGTCGGTCTAAAACTCGATCAACGACCTCCTCAACGACGGGAGTTTTCTGCCTTCATATCAAAGTAGATATTAAGATTTTAGCGAGAGTTTTTAAAACTGCAAGAGCAATAGAACCCGCCTTTGTTCCAATTTCTGTTTTTATAAGAGCAGTTCTAACTTTTAACGAAACGCTTAATGATTCAATTTCTTCTTTATAGATTGCAATCGAATCTCCGTTATCTTCTTCTCTGGCTAGATTTAAATTGTATTTAGATTCAGCGAGTTCATCCAAAATTTCTTCAATCATACCATAGGATTTTGTGCCTTCTTTTATGAGGTCTCCTGCTCCGTTTTTAAAAATTTCGATTAGGTCTTTTTTGATCTGTTCTTTTGAGTACATTATCGCCATCATTTCACCTCACCTTGATTTCTGATAGCTTTTAAAAGGTTCTTAGTATCTTGATATTTCTTAAGCCGTTTCCGTACTGATGAATCTATTTCAACTTGGTCAAAATCTCTATACCTTGGATCATGTGGAATACAAGTAATTGCGTCTTGCTCAAATGATGCAACAGCTTCATCTAGTGCATCAATTTGATACTCATAAATTGTATAACTACAACTCAACATAAAAATGCATAGAGAAATTGCAATCAATAATGAAGCGAATCCGCCTCCTGTGATAAATTTCCATTTCATAGATAGATCCTTCCATTTAAATAATTTAGTTTCCATTCTTCTCCCTTTCTTTCTTGAAACCAAGCTTCGATTCAATTTCTTTTCTGATTACTACGATGTCAGATAAAGAAAATTTCTTGGTTTCATCCATTCTAAACTTTTCTGTATCATGTTTTTCAATGACTTCTTTTATTTCTTTTGAGTGTAAACGACAATTTTTAGAATTAGGACAATCAGGAACCGTCGAATTCTTTACAAATTCCAACATTTGCTCATAATGAAGAATAATTTTATCTTTTTCTGTCGTTGCTGATTCTCTCTCTTCCTTGACTAACCTATCACTCCTGTCTCGTTCTTTTTGAATAGTTTCATCTTTAAACTTTTGAGATTTTATATATGCAATCAAAACAATTGTTAATGCACCCGTTAGAGCTGATACCAAATTTACGACTACTTCTTCCATTGTGTTTTAATCGGCTATCAACCCGAGCCCTCCTGTTTTCCTGAGATATGCAAGCAGGGTAACAAGCGTTGCCCTTGTAGCTGTCAAGTCTGTTTTCAACGAATTTATCTCAGTTAACAGACTAGCATTATTATCGTTCGTTATAGTTTGGGAATAAGTTGCAGTCCCATCGTTTATGGTTATGCCAGGAGTCCCTGTCGTTGAATCGGTTAAAGTCTGAGCAGTTATAGTAGTTGGGTCAACGATTGCATCATCTCCAGTGTTTTTTGTCCCGTTGAGCATCTCCAATAAATGAGTCCTCAACAAATCGTTATTTGCGTTGATTAGTGCATCCCATCCTGCAGTATTGTTTGGAATGTTAGTTAAATCAGCCATTAAGAATATTCTCCATCTGAGGCACCAACTGAAATTATGTAAGGGTCAGAGAGTAGATTAAACCTTTTATGATAAATGGTCAAGGTAAAAGCACCTGCTCTTGTAAAGCTCGTTAAAGTTGTTGTTGTCAAAACAATTTCTGAACTATCATATTGTACCAGAATTTCCCCAATAAACGAATACGGAGCAGGTCCAGGACTTAAAACAACGGATGGATCTCCAACTCCGAAACCCGGTATTTCAGGCGTATTGGGCCAAATCGAAACATCGATTGTTGATCCCGTCCTAGTTGCAGTAACAAAACCAGGTATTCTAGGCTTTTTTGCTCTACTGACCGCAGTTGTCAAGATTGGAGTAATAAGAGATGGATCATATTGATTAGCATTAAATTGGGCAACTGGCTTGCTATAAAAAGTTGTAAATGAAATCCCATCTAAAACATTATCAGCAAAATCAAAAATAAAAATTTGGCTTGAGATTGCATGCGTTTCTTTCGGAGTTTGCAACCTCCCTCGAATTATTCCACTTAACCGAATGTCGTTTCCTTCATTTGCAACTTCTCGGAAGTATAAAATCTCATTTCCGATGAGTGCAAATCGTTGAGAATCTAACCAATCCGCCTGAGTTATTGTCTCGAAAAGAGGATCTCTCGTTGCGGGAGTATAAAGAATTCCTTGGGTTTCATCAATTTCGAAAGTTGTGTCTGGATATTCCTCGGCAAGAAATCCAGCCTGAGCAAATCTGGAAACAACTGCAGTATCCACATAACCAGATGGAGCAGTTTCAGAAACTTGAACTAAAAAACTTGTTTCGAATAATTTTTCTCGATTGACGAGAAAAGCAAAAGCAGTTTCAAAACCGAATTGCTCCGTATAAGGCAATTCATAGACTCTGACGTTGCTAAATTCAGCCAAGGTAAAATCTAATGGAACGTTTTCTGAACCTCCAAGAATTTCAAAAACATCATCAAAAAGCGACTCTGTAACTTGACGACATTTAAACGAAAATTCGTTTTTGTTCATTTTCTTTTTTTGAGGTCTCAGTTACCCAAAAAGTTGCAGAAACTATACCTAATCGAGAATTCTGAATTTCGATTTTATCTCCAGGCAACAAATCTGAAAATCCTAGATGCGTTGTGATTTCTATTTCGAGAGCCGGATAAGAGAGGTTTTTTTTAATTTCAGTTAGTCTTTTACTTGCTTGTTGCACAGTTTCGGAATATCTTCAAGTCAATGGATTCAGTTACAGTATTACCGCTCAAATATAATGCTGCTTGATTCTGGTCTCCGATTTCTCTCGTTGTATAATCTTGGTCTTCATCTCGAAAAGTTGCCTTAAAATCATTCGGAATTTGATCATAAGTTACCCTTTTTGGTTTAAAATCCAGGTAATCATCATCGGTCAAAGTATCAACAACGGATGAAAGTGGATCACGAATTTTTAAAACAATTTTACCTGCTGAATTTTCAGCAATTGCAGCATCGAGAGCATTTAATATTTTTTTTGTTAAAGTTCCAATATCGCTCATCGAATTCAATGAAACATTTATCCCAAATTCTTTATCATTCCAAAATGCTGCAGCAACATTAAAAGACGGAATATCAATTTTGCTTGCAGGGACTCTTGCTTTTAAAAGAAGATCATAAATAACTGCAGCAGGATTTGATCCCGTAGCCATATTTTGAAAATCAATCGGCCCATTTAATTCTCGTTCCACAACGTAATGAATTGTAGGGACAACTAATTTGTTTTCTCCAAGTAAATAAGCATTCCAATAATGCCATGCAACGCCAGGAATTTTATTTACATGCTCTGGAGGTTGAGGCCCATCACCAAAAAATTGACTCGGTTGAGTTCCTGAATATCCGTTGTTCCATTGTGCTAATAAATAAGTCCAAATTGGCTCTTGAACTCCGAGATCTTCGACCTTTTGGTTGTCAACATATATAGCGATTAAATTCGCTTTTCCCAGACAAACGCCTTGCCAGATATCGAGAAAATACCTAAATCCGGTCTGTTGCGCTCCACCTGCACCCCCAAATGCCCATAGCGTTTCATAGATTAAATTACCATACCATATGACATTTCCAGGAATCCTAACACGTCCATAAATCAACGGAATTACTAGACCCTCATTCGTTTTTGTTCCCTGAAGATCATCAATTGAACCTGGAGATAAATCTGTTTCCTGATCTGGAGTTGCTCGTCTCGCTGAAAGTATTGCAAAAGTTGTTGCAGCAATTGATATTACAATTGCTACAACTAATCCGACTATTACTGGGATTCCCATGTTTTAAGCCTGTAAATATAAGTTAATCTTTTTTTCCATGAATTTGAAAGTGTTTCTTGCATGCAACATTTTTTTTGTCTAGCATGAAAAATTAATTCATCTGCTTCATCAACATAAATTGCAGAATGACAAGTTATCCCAGATTTAACCAGAGAAAAGAAAAGAAAATCTCCGAATTTTAATTCAGGAAAAGATTCCATATATACATCAAACTTTAATCCTGGATTTAAAAATTTTATAATATTTTGATCAATATAATTCAAAAGCAGTTCATCTCTTGATTGAATCATCCAATCAGGAGAAATATAAATTCCTGGTTGTTTTCCTGAAAATACTCCAAGTTCCATTTAAAACTTCGGATAGAAGTTTTGAACAGTCAACACCTGATTTAGTTTCGCCCATATGTTCATAAGGAACATTCTCCCATCCATTCAAAATATCTAATAGCTTTAACTGTCTTGATTCATCTGCAAAATAATTTTCCATTTTTCGTTTTATACAACCTTTCCTCAACGACAGAAACTGCTTTTTCAATATCTATAAAAAATTTCAATGGAGAAAGTCCCTGTTCTGGATTGTCTAATATTTCGTTGTAATTGAGCGTGATCGATTGTATTTGTTGCTCATCAATAAATTTCTTTACTTCATTTAGTTGTTTTAACAATGCTCTATTATACGGTTTATACCCCCATTTTTTATTTGTTGAGTCGACAACTTCATAAATATCTCGTTCAATAAAAATTACTCTGTCAGCGAGATGGATGATTTTGTTTTTTTTTATAAATGGAACAAGAACTTTAATACAGGAATCAGGATAAAGACCTGCAATTATTTCTGCATAAACTCTTTCTGATCTTCTCTCATCAATTTCATAATAACCATTTTCATTATGCTGATCTTTATTCAGATAATGATAAATAGGATCAATCCCTCCATCCTCCAAAATTTGCATCATCATTGAAGAGCCTGAACGATAAAGGCCAGAAACAACGGTTAAATTGTGCATTATTTATCTGCTCCCCAAATCGTTGGATTATTAGAAGGAACAAACGGAAACCCAATAAACTGGTCAAAATTTGAAAATTTAGAGATACAAGTTGCAGGTGATTTGTCGCATCCTGGATATGCTTTAACTGTTGCACCGTCAACCAGTCTAGCATCGAAAGGAACATTTATTGTAATATCGTTTGAAATATGGTCTGAAATATATCTGAAATCACCATAAGCAGACTCAACATGTCCCCCAATAAAATATCCATCAGCAAATGCTCCAAATGAAGCAGAATTTAATTCACTTCCTGAGATTGTAATAACAGCAGATACTTCAAAATCTAGCTTATTAAGGTTGCAATCAGGATCATCTGCAACGGATGGAAAGTAGAGAGTATTATTACAAAAGGCTTTAAAAGTTTTCCTTGGGATTTTGTTTCTGAAATATAGAGAATTACTCTCAACATCTGCCAATGCAACGCCAACATCCCCATTGTCAACAAAAGTGATCCCTAAAACTCGACCAAGAAAAAGAAATTTTGAGGCGGTAGGATCATGAATAAAATAACGAGTGACTTTAATTTCTGTCGGTTCAATTGGAGAATTTGCGATATATTCTCCAATTGGAGAAACAACCGGCATTGTAACTTTAATCCTATTTGCCTTAAAATTATCATCTTCAGTTGGGATATTTGATTTTATTGTCGCTGCGGTATAAGTATTCCCACCAAAAATAACATCTTTACCATAAGAAGTATATCTAAAGACTCTTGATCCTGATGTGATCTCGTAGATTTCTGCAAATGGTTTAACTTCGATTTCTTTTATTTCCGTTGCATATGTCATTTTTTGCTTTCGTAAATTTTTAAATATTCTTTTATTGCAACTTTATAATTTGGAAAGTTGTTTTCACCAACAAAATGAATAATTTTTATAAATACTAATATTTCAGAATACAACCATCCTTTTCTTTTTTTTTCTATTTCATTTATTTTTTTATACTCAGCAGAGTCTCTAATCACATCATATAAATAATCTATGTCTGGACTATAAAAACTTTTTAGAGTCATGGATACTCCTTTATTAATTCAATAAATTTCTGTGTTGTCCTAGATGCAGTATCTGTAATATTTTCCAATTCTAATTTATCAAATTCAAATCGCCCTAAATAAAAGAAAGAGGAGAAATAAATTTCATCAACTGGGATATCTCTATCAAAACCCGTTGAAATATTTATTGTTTCCTGGCCTCCTAAAGGGCCAATAACAGAAGAAGTTATTTTTGCAACTATCCAATCGCCTGATTTAGTCTCGATCCATAACCGTTCAAATCCACGAAATGAATCACGGAATTTATTATCTTCAACAACAAGGAAAGATTCACTAGTTAGAACGTCTTTATCTGGTTTAAAAAAATTGTAAGGAGAAGGCATCCAGAACTTTGTAAATCTTCCCTGTCTTGCATAAAAAAATTCAATGAATTCGTATTCTTCTTCTTTTGAAGTAAAAAAAAATGGTAAAGTTACTGAAAAAGGCCTTTCGTCATAAAAAGTAACCACGTTTTCTATTGTCCCAGGGAAACTTTCAATCTTTTGGTTCGTTTCAAATTTTCCAGATAAGCCATCGTTCCAAGTTGGAAGTGGTCGCAAAATCGGAATACCTGATCCAATGTCATTTAATAAATCTGCCATTAGCTACCACTCCTAATCTTCTCCATATTGAGTGTAAATTCCGCAACCTTATCTGTTTTGTAATTCGGTTTGAAACTCGTTATTCTTGCAGGATAAACCGGCATTATAATTGTTTGTTTTGTAACAAAAACGGATGCAATTGGACTTACGAGATTAATTTGATTTGCGATTAAATTTAATGAATCTATAGAGACTAATTCGTTTAAAGTTGGATCAAAAACTGATTGAATCTGCATAAAACTTGCGTTGTTTCGCAGGTTCCAATAGAAATTTATATCCTCTTCAATATCAATTATCGTTTCGCCCTGGAGCGGATTATTTAATGGTTTGAGAACCTCATGATAGAACGGAATAAAGAACGCCTTGTCATGAGCCCTCTTGAGAATATTATGGGCATCTTCGAATAAATTTACATCAACCAAAAATGCCGCACCTTGGATTAATTTTGGGTCTTCATAAAGCGGTCTTCTCTGTTCTTTTGTAACTCGATTCCTAAAAATTACGGTTTGAAATTCAAAAGAGAATTTTGTTGGAACTTTCCAATTTGGATTAAAAACGGTATCCAAAGCAACAAATCTCTCAGCATTTATTTGAAGCTCAAAAATGTTTCCTGCGATTGTAAAGAAATAACTGGTATCTTGATTTGGAGGTCCAACTAATAAAACCGTTGCAGTATATTCTTCTTTTTCGAAACCATTTAAGCTCCAAGGAACGACAGGAACTTGTAAACTTGTACCTGTAGGATTTGTTGATGTAATTAAAGTTATACTCTGAGATGGCCCTCGAAATGCATTCCAAATTTGAAAAGGAGTTACAACATTCGATGTAATAATTCCGAGATCAATCCGATGCTCAAGATTAATATCGATTGGAAAGAAATAAATTCTGTCGAGCAATTGAGCAGGAGCGGTTGTAGTAACATCCAAAATACCTTCGTGAGTGTTTAAAGGCGGAATTGGCTCAACGGTTATATGATTTCCTACGACTTGCTCTGTATCAAATCCGGAGAAAACGGAAGGTTGAATTCCTTCAGTTGCTTTAGTAGGATTATCAATTGAAGCCTGAGTTCCCTGGAACACTCCATTATGAATTGGCATTAGTTAATCCTCACTGCAATGCCTTTAGTCCAACTCAATCGGCCTAAAGGAAAAACAATATATTCTTCAGTTGGCCCATAAAGTAGATGTTGTCCTATTATTAAGTCCTCAACATCCATGCGATAAACCCACATAGGCCCCAAAGCACGATACCGAGAGTCTGAATCATGTTGTACATAAAAAGTTTGTTTAAATATTGGTCTGGCCTCAGCATAAGCATTTCTCTGGATACAACGACCATAACCTGCAACAATTTTTGATGCAGTGAATCCACCTGCGGATGTCATTACATAATTTACACCTGCATTTGTATTTTTTCTTGCTCCATCATAATATAAATTATTGGATGTCGCTAAATCCAGAGGACAACCCATGTTTTTATTGAACCAATAATGCGTTGCAGAATATGTAGTCGATTGCCAAAGGTGCAAATCCCCCTCTGTCTCTGATGTGTCATAAATTTCTGGAGTTCCGATAATTAAATATTTAACGTAATCGATATCTGTTTTTGCAACAATCATAAGAAATTTCGAATTTCCGAAAAACCAGACAGAATCAATTGTTGATCGAGGGAAACTGAAAAGATTTCTTGATGCAATACTCCATAATGTTGCAGTTTTTGCAGCAGGATGAGTTGAACTCGTATCGTATGTGGTCACGCCTTTATGACCAGCGCAATAAACGATTCCATCAAGAGCCTCACCAGGATTATCATAAACCCTAAATCTATATTGCAACGATTGAGATCCAAATCCTGTTGATGTTAAATTTAAATATAATTCTCCGCCTCCTGCATCCCATCCATACACACCGCCGCCTTGATTTGCCCATACAACATCTTGTTGATATTCAGAGGACGTCCATCCTTGAGCGATTGCAAAAGTCCTGAACTTATCAATCATATCTTGATAATCAANGACATTTGAATTTTCTTGATAGTTTAAAACAGTCATAATTTTAATCCGTCTTTACTGCAAAATAATCGAAACTCGAAGTCCTAAAAATATTCTGGAAAACCTTGTAAGTATTCGCTCCTTCTGTGATTTCATCTTCAGTCGCCATGTCAATATAAGGACAATGATAAACATCAGGCATTTGAAACATTAATTCAAAATTTGGAGTGCTTCTACAAAAAAATAATTCATATAAAACAACTTTTGAATTTGTTGTTTTTTCAACATCTCCACTTGAAACATATGAACTTGTTGGCTCAAGTAACATTTTGCTTAAATTTGATCCTATTTGAACATATTCGTTTTCTTTTGTGATCCCCCACGCATTATTCGTTGCAGGAGGATCAGCGACCATCGAATGACTCGCTGATGTTGACGTAAATTGAAAATTGCCTGAAAAATTACCAATAATGAAATTAGGATTTGGATAATTATCTTTGCTTGAAAATCTAGTACCATTTCCAGCAATCCAATTTGTATAAACGGTTCCTGATACTTTAATACAAACAAAAACGATATGTTTTGTTGCTAAAATCCAGTATGTCATTGTTGCATCATTCAGCGCACTGGATGGGTGAATACTCCAATGCTCTTGGGTTGCTGAGTAACTCGTTGAAAATGCGTTTATATTCCAGTCTGATGATTGCCATTCTGATTCTTCAAATTGTTTATAAAGATTCAATTCATGCAAATATTGATTTGATGGTATATATTGACTTTCTCGGACTCCAAAAAATACATCTTCAATATAATTTGATCCCGAATTTCTGAAAATATATTCTTTTAAAATAAGACCAGGGAAAGCGTCGGATGCTGCATTATCTTGTGATAAATTCTCATGCATTATTAACCAGTCTCTACCTTCTACTGTTGCATCTGTGTAGAGCATTTCAATTATAAATGTATTTTCGATTGGGTCAGTGAACGTTATATCAATATTTGGAGTTGCAGTATAATCAATTGTTGAAGCAGAGATTTTGTCGTGTATAAATTCTCCAAGACCATTATCCCATACCCAATACCAGGTACCTAAAATTCGAAATCTTACCCGAATTTGACCTTTTGCAATTGGGCCATTTAACGGAGTATAATTAAAATTGGTCAAGACATCGTTTCCGGTTCCAATCGTTTCTTCGAATTGGTTTCCGGTGATATATTCTTTAACTTTTTCAAGGACTCCTTTTGTCGTGTATTCGTTGAATAAAATGTCTGTAAGGTTATCTGGAGCAGTTGCAAAAGTAATAGGAAGAGATCCATCTTCCGCAATTGTTCCACTTGTGATGTCTGCGTGGCCAGAAAAGTCGCCTGATGCATCAGAGGTTGCTTGTTTCGTTACGGTTCCAATAGTAAATTCAATCTTCACACCTGAAATAAAAACGGGTGAAAGTCCTGTTTGAAGCGTAAAAATTGTCTGTGATCCATTTCCTTGATCGGCAACTTCAGGGGTATTTATTAATTTATTTGTAAATGTGTCAACGGTTCCGGTTGTCCATGCCATTATCCAATACCTATCCTTTCCCTCACTTGAGCACCATTATTACCAACAACATTAAGTACTTGTTTTTCACCCCTGCCCTCTGCGAAATAACGGTCAATTGCTGCGGTAGTGTCTGGAATATTCGTTATTTGTACAACTGTTTGTTTCTCGTCTCTCTCTCCTATGCTTATATTTTCTGGTATTCCAAAGCCACCTCCATTTTGAAATCGTTGCAATCCGAAAGCAGGAAGGTCTGGAGAAAGATTCATCAAATCTCTTCTAGGGATTTCTTGGGAGTTTATCTCTTCTAAGATCTTAGGGCCATAGAATCGGGTTGCTTGTTTATTTATGAAATATTCTCCTCCCTCTGCTTCTGCAACTGCTAAACCTCTTCTATTGATAATCGGGATTCCACCATTGTCATGGGACGGGCCTTCTAATAAGCCACCTTCCTGAAATTCTGTGGTGTCAGGTGGTTTCTGAGCTGTAATTTTTGCTATCTGTACCGCTCCTGCGGCTGCAACGGCAACTCCTGTAATTATTCCTGCAATACCTCCTTCAAATATAGCCTTAGTTACCCCAACAGCGATATTGATAGTAGCCTGAGCTATAGCAATAGCTTTTTGAGCAATAAACAATGCTCTTGACTTCTTTCCTGTTAACTCAAAAACGGCACTGACTATATCATTCAATTGAGTCAATTTAAGTTTTGTATAATTTGCTGCTGACTCCATTGCTGTAATAAGTACTGTTTCTGCTGCTTTTGCACTTTTACCAGCTATTTTTTCATAATTTTTCATTGCAAAAGCGAGTGTTTTGAATGGATGTTTTTTTGCTATTTCTTCAAAAGTCCCAAGAAATTGGTCTTTTAACTTTCCAAGATTTTCTCCAGAAGTTTCAAGAAATCCAGTTCCTAATATTTGTAACGCTCCTGATGGTTTTTCTTCTGCTTTTTGTTTAAATTGTTCTGTTCCGATTGCTTCGCCGAATTGCGTTGCTCCAATCGCCTCTTTTGCCCCTCCTGCCTCTTCTTTTAAAAGCCTTAAAGATTGTCTTAATGTTTTAAATGGATCAATCTCTTTAACCTTTCCAAATGCATCTTCAATAACTTTTTTGATGAATGGGATGTCTTCTGATGCTGCATTTCTTAATGCCTCTAGTCCGATTTTGAGACCTTCAAATGGTGCAACTTCTGTAGTTTTCGATATCAATTCATTTAATGTTTTATATTTATCCTTGAAGTTATCAATTAATTTTTTTGCTTCATTAATTAATCGTTGAGATAGTAATGGAATCTTAGCAGTTTTTTCTACTACTTTTTTAACTTTATTGGTAACCTTTTTGACTTCATTACCAGCTTCGTTGATTGCTTTAATCTGTGCATCTTTTAGAGCTTGTATTTTCTTTTTTTGATCTTTGAAATTCGAAACAAAAATATTTTTCAACGATTGGACTGTTTCGCTATTTATAATATCAGATGATGTTTTGATAAATTGATCTTTGGCAAAACCAAGACCTTTTAAAATTTTTCCTTGTGTTTTATCTGAGAAAATAAAACCAAGAGCTTTTTCGATTCCGGCTTTAAAAGTTTGTCCAATTTTCTGTAATCTTTTGTTTACATCTTCAACCGTGATAACTCTATCTTGTATTGTTTTAATAGTCTTGCTTAAGTCATCAGTCACCTCTTGAAGAGTTGCTTTAAATTCTTTCTTATCTTCTTTAGTAATTAGATTATCAAGCAGGTTAGGAATTTCTTTCTTTGCTTCTTTTTTTGCAGTTTCATTAAATGCATCAAATGCATCTTTTAATATCTTTCCAGTACCTTTAATTTTTTTTCTAGCATCTGCCTGACTCTTTCTTATTTTAATAATGTCGTTTGGAGATAATATAAAATTTCCAAGAAGTTTCGAAATTCCAGGAATTTTCTTTACTTGTTCGCTAATTGTAATAGCAACATCACCAAGAGTTTCAGTAATAACATTTTTTATTTTATCTTTTATATTTTTTGCAACATTGAGTATCGTATCTCCTAAAAGCCTTATTACTTCAACTTGTAAAAATAATCCGAACTCTGCAAGTTTAATGACTAATGCCAAAAGTCCCAATAAAGCAACTGGCCCAAGCTTTACAAAGAAACGCTTAAATAACTTTAAAAATGCATTTAATCCGATTTCTCCTGATTTAAGAAATAATTTTAAGAAAGCATTAAATACGTCTAAAACAACAATGAATGCTGCTTGTGGTTCAACTAAAAGAAATTTTGTAAACTTGAACCCTATTGCTAATACTTTAGTAAAAAACCTTGCAATAGTTGCCAACACAGCAGAAATAGTTGTCTGATTATCCTTAAATATTTGGAGTATTTCGTTTCCAATTTTTATTGCAGTCGGTAAAATTTCTTTTAATGCTGAATTCAAAAACGAATTTTTTACAGCTTCAAATTTTGCGATAATTCCAACAAATTCAGTTCCTAATTTTCCTAATTCCTTATCAATTACAGTTCCGGCCTCAGCAGACTCAATCCTTAAATCTTTAAGAGCTTCAGGTCCTTTTAGGAGGAAATTGACGAAACGTGATTGGAGCGTTAAACCTACGCTCTCAACAATCTTCCCGAACTTTTCTGTGCCTGCTCCGGCTTTTGTAAGTTCTGTTGAGACCTGATTTAGAAGATTAATAAATGGTTGACTTGAGCGTTTTGCTTTATCAATATCGAGACCAATTTCTGTGAATTTTTTTCTATCTTCATCATTTAAAGTTTTGCTCAATATCCGTTGAAATGATTGAAAAGCAAAAGATAAATACCGAAGTATTTGCCCCAACACTTGCAAGCGCAAAATTAAAACTAGAAATTACTTCTGGCTTAATTCCAAATCGTTCAGAAAAAAACTGAGTTTCTGCAATCCTTTTCGTTGCATCAAAAATCACTTGTCCGATTTTATTTGCTGCATCTTTTACCACTCCGATTCCATTTAACATTCCTTTTGCGATTTGAACCGGAATCTGTAAACCCATAAATGGTAGTTTAACCAGAGCGCCAAGCAATGCAGGAGACTGCGGGAAATATTTTGCAATCTCTGTGGTCATCTTATCCGTTGCTTTGAGAACGGTTGGTTGACCTTTTCTGATTCCACTGGCTAGTTGTCTATTAATTTCAGGTCCCCATTTAGGGATGTTTTTTAATGCTCCTCGTTTTGCTGGTGATTCAGGAAAGAATAGAGCCATTAAATTTGTCAAGTCAATTAATGCTTTTTCAACTTCTGCTCTGCCTTTTCCTGTTCTAATGCTTTTAGTTATCGAATTTGTTAATTGTATTCCCGTTGTTTTTCCGATCACACCTAGTTTTTTTGATGCTGCTTTTGTTGAATTTTCTAGGTTTTGAAAAAGCTCTTGAAATGCTTTTGGATCTTTAGGAGGTTTGAATCCTTTTTTAAATATCTCTTGCAAATTTTTAAGTTTTTCACCTAAAGGACCTTCTGCATGAAACGACAAATCTTTTAAAATAAATGTAAATTTTTCTAACGATTTAGTCAGTGTTGAGAAATCAATTTTACCAATAGCGAATTGCTGTAATTGCAACAGTAATGAACGAATCCGTTGTGGTGTTCCTACTGACCCAAAGATTCTGCCTTTTGCTCCTATTCCTCCAGCAGTTCCAAAACTTAAAACCTGTTTCGATAAATCCTGAACTTGTTGTCTCAATCCAGTGAGTTCTATTTTGTTGAGTTCTATAGGAATTCGTTTGATAACCTTTTCCGCACGTTCAAAAATATTCGGTAGATCTTTTATACTAACAACAGTCGCTTGTAACGTTTTATTTAATGATGATGTACTTCCTTCTATTTTTTTACTGGAATCAGCACTTTTACCTAACAACGCAGATGACTTTTTTCTTTCAGTCAATTTTTTTGATTCGAGATCCAGAATCTTTTGTTGAGAATTTGTTAATAATTTTGTTTCCTCAACAGATTTGTTAATAGCCTTCTGCCCGCCACTAAAGGCATTTCTCCATATTTGTCGAATTCTACCTATAGGATTAAAAAAACCATTTATATTTTTTCGACTTTTTTGAAATAAATTATCGAGAAATCCAGATGATTTCTGGATATCAAGCACAGTTCCTTTAGTTAATAACTTCGCTTCAGATTTTATCAGTCCTAGTTCAGCAGTAGTCTTCCCCATTCCACGGCCAATTAAAAGAAACAACTGATTTCCTTGTTGAGTTATTTCTTTAAGAAAACCTTTCATTTCAACAGCAAAGATTGAAAATTGTTGTTGAATTGGTAATCCGGCACGTCTAACAGCAAGAGCATTATTAAACTCTTTTGTTCCTAATGTTAATTTTTTTAAACTTCTATCTGCAATATCAGCTTGGTCTTTTAAGAAGATAAAAGCTTTCGCCTTATCTCTAATTGCAGGCAATGCTTCTAATGCCAACTTCTTTAAATCAAAAATAATTAGTTGGATTCTTGCTGTTGCACTTCCTAAAAAACCTCTAACTTGTAATCTCCCTCGAGTAAATAAATTAAAGAAAGAGGATATTAAAGAATTTATAAACCCAAATGAAGTTACTAAAGTTGCAACCGGGCCTACAGCAAGCCCTGCAATAAAAACAGATCCTGTTGTGATGTTTGTTAAGATATTCCCAACATTTAGACCAATATTTCTAATTGATTGATCAACAGTTAAAAGAATATTTGATGCTCGTTCAATAGGTGAAACAATTTGACGACTTCCGCCTATGATTCTAGTAAAAAACTGTAAAGTTTCTTTAATTTGAGTTTTAATAATTAATGACGCAGGGATACTTACTAAAGCTGTTGCAACAATTCCAGAAACCAAACCTGCCATGATTCCAAGATTAGAAACGACTTCTGCAAGAATTCCTGACAACCCAGAAAATATTTTTAATAACTCAACAACTGGAGTTGGTAATAATTCACTTATTCCAAGAATTGCTTGAAATTTATTTTTTGCCTCAGTAAATACATCAAGTAATAAAACTGCTTTAAATGTCGATCTTGATATTTCAAGAACAAAACTACGACCAAATTGTAATAACGGCCCAAATACAGTACTGAGTTCAGTAAACGCAGAAGTCAATGTTATTGTTTCTGATGATATTTTTGCTATTCCAACCGCAATAGTCCCTGATATTATTAAACCGATTCTTGCGTAAGTTGATTCAAGACTTGCACCGGCTTCTTTTGCAACACCTACAACTTGAGTCTCAACGAGACCACTTAAATTTCCGATTTGTGAAGAAATACTATCTGTCAATGTACCAGAAATCTTGATAAGATTTTCATTTATATTTCTTGTTGTAGTTTCAATTTCCTTAAATGGCGAAACAGGTATCTTGTCAAGATTTCTATTAAAATCTTTTATAGTCCCGATAATATCTTCAAACACATCAAAACTAATTGTTTTCGATAATTTATCAGAAATTCCTACAATATTTTCATTTAAACTTTTCGCAACATTTTCTAGTTCTTTTAATGGTTGCGCTGGGGTATCAACTAAAGCTTTATTAAAACTTTTAGCTGTCATCTCCAACGCTTTAAATATATTTAAACCATTTGTATCAATTTTTAAAGTTATTCGGTATTCTTGCCCTGCCATTAGTTTTCTCTTTCAAAATCTCTAAAGAATTTTTGAACTTCTTGTTTTTTGCTAAAAGCTAACTGAATTGACATCATCGAAATTGTAATCTGTTGTTTCATCATACCTTTTGCACTTTTACAAGCAATTTTAAAAAACGAATAACCATAATTGAAAACGTTGTGATGACCAAGTATAATTAAATCCGCACAAGTTCGACGCAACTCTTTTCTCCAATCTACTTCTTCATTGGAGTATTCTATTGTCGTACCGACAAATTTTGCTCTGGTCATCTTCTTCCCTTTGTGCTTTTCTGCAAGTTTTGCTCTTAGTTGCTCTCGTTCTCTTGCGAGACTGTATCCTTTTCTTGGTTTTCCTGATCCAACGGTCTCTTTTCTATTGCTAGTATCGCTAATTCCTTTATTTCCTTTAGCTTCCGGATAAATCCGAAAGAATCCAAAATCTGCAAAAAATCGTTGTTTACCTCCTTGAAATAAGGAAACAGTGCTTTCATTTGAGATGGAGTCAAATCAAGAAAATCTTTACCTTCCCAATCTGTGAATGCAGGCCCGACTTTTAAAAGTGTTTCTCGTGCAAAAGCCAAATTTAATTTTCCTTCTTGCCACATTCCTACAAAATTCATAATAAATTCTGCGTTATCATACATCTCGTTAATGCTTAATTCTTTAATTACAAGAGGTTTCCCATTAACTGTTAATTCTTTTTCGTTTCGTTCAATCGAACTCATTATAATTTCTCCAAAATAATAAAAAAAAGGGACTGCTTCTTTAAAAAAAGATTAACAATCCCTCCAAAATAATAAACTTATTTATGCAGCAGGTTGCAATCCTGCATCAACATATTCACATGGGCCATCATAATCCGCATGATCCTCGAAATCAATATCGAGAGTGAATTGTTGCCAATCATCACCAATCATGGCCAAATCTCCGGATGGGGTAAGCGTTGCAAATCCTCGAATATGTTGCACTATTCCATCAGCAGGCTCAGAAATAAACCAAACATGTCGCTTCTGTTGTGCAATTTCAGCAGCAGAAATGTATGTTTGGGTATCTGCTAAAAATGCCCCTGTGATTAAAAGAGCATCTGATGCAACGATTGTTCCTCCAGGAATCGTTCTCATCAAACCATTTACATAATCGATTTCGAAATCAGTATCCTCTGTATATGTTGTAACTGCAGGATCATCTGTTAAAACAATTGCAGTATCAGGATCAACTGCTCTCTTCGGTAGCTTAATCCATTGGCCTTCAGTAGCAGGAGCAGTAATTGATGCTGCCGTCCAAGTACCAGCGAGTTGTGCTTCTGCAGTTTCGGTATCGGACATAAAAAAGAATTTAATATTATCGAGAATTGGTAAATCAACTAGACAATTTCCACCTAATGAAATCTGAGTTGTAATTACTTTATCTCGTCTTTTAAGCCCGCCTCTTACGTTGAAATGTTCAAGTTTTTCCGGTGTAACATTTGTTACAAGGTTTAAAATATGTGCGAAATCATGCCATTGCAATTGACCATCAACGAGTTCGTCTTTTGCAACAACTAATTTTCCACGTCCTAAGGTATAAGGATTGTTAGCGGTAACTGCCATCTAATTTCCCTTTCTATAGATTAAAATCTTGAGCCGTTTCGCATACTCCTGTGGAAAGCAAATCGAAACGCCCCAGCAAATTTAAAAATTGGATATACTTCTTCATAATCAGTCTGACCTTCAGAACTTATTTTTGCTGATAATCCTTTTATTGAAAGGATTTCTTTCGAAACAATAAGCCATAAATCATTTACAGATTGCTTGCCTGGATATTTTCTAACGATTGTCTCTACTGTCTTAGGCGGATCAGCAGGGATGATCGTTTCTTCATATGTCTTATCTGATGTTTTTTTATCATTATAAATTGCAACAGTTACATCTAATAAAAATTCATTATCTTTGATCTCATCGCCTCTGTTCAATCCTGCAACATTAGAAAATGCAACAATCGGATATGAATCTGATTTAGGCAACGTTTCTTTAAGAACTCCATCGTAAATAAAAAGTTTAGTGGCTGGGGGATTATGAGCATCAACCCAGACTTTAATATCATTCGATTTGCTCAAAACAGAAACTGCTTTATCAAAAATATCGTTAAAATAATTAATCACAATCAATCAAACCTTAAAAATTCGTTGTTTTTTCTTCCTAATGAAGCTTTGAATTTTCTTATAAATACATCAAAAACTTTAGATCCTATTTCACGATTTACTCTATTTAAAGATCTCTTAGGGACAACTAATTGATTAGTTGTTTTCATCAGTGGAAACCCCTGAGCAGCAAAAAAACCTCTCATTTTATCAGAAACTGTAATTTTCCATCCTGCAACGACAAGATCAACTTTTTTCTCTAATTTAGGATTAGGTTTTTTATTATCAAACGAAAATCCCGTTGTAACTTTGGAAAGTTCTTCATCAATAAAATATTTTGTGAATTTTGCAATTTTCTTGAATCCGGATTCTCCAACTTCAGTAAATAATTGCTTTTTTGCTAATTCGAGTAAGCCAGAAGGCCCTTTAAATTTTTTTGAAAATCTTCTAAATTCTTTTTTTTTCACTTTAAAACCTGAAGTTAGAGGATGCGGTTTTTTCCATGCCCCTTGTCCATCTGCCAAAATAAACCGTTTTATACTTCTGGATGCGAAGAAACCAACTGAACCAAGCGCAGAATTTTTTGAATCGATAATGTCTTGTTTTGCTTGTTTTAATTGATCCTCTAAAAGTTTGAGGTCAATCGTTTTAGTCTTAACAATAACGGTCATAAATTCGCTCTCTCATCGGTTGTAACCATGACACGCAATACACGTCCATCATACATAGGTTTTGTGTCTCTCACTGTCCATTCTATTGTTTTATGGATTATCTTGTCATAATGCTTAGGAGTAACCGCATCAGCCCTAACATCAAACCAAGCATCTCGAAATTGACCAGCTCCAGGCGATGAAAATGTCGTTGTTAAATTATTTTGAAAAGACGGAAGGACAACAATATCAAATGGAGTCCCTCCAATCGGAGAATATGTTGCAGTTTCTCCGAAATCTTCTAGATCAAAAAACAAATCCATATCATCGTCGAGTTGATTAGCTAAAGTCAATTACTTTACCTCCTTTAAAAAACCTTTTTNGATTAAATGTTCTGACATTGGAGGTAGTTCAATAACTTTGTTTGCAACGCCTGGTTTATTAGGTCTATAAAATACACCATCAACTTTAATAGATTTTAAAATTTCATAATTTTTTTTACCAGATGATGCTTGTTTAATTTCAGGTTTTTTTTCTGAAGTTTTGTCTTTTCCCATTTTTATATCTTCCAAATTAAATTAAATTTAAATTTAAAAATGAAGCTGATTACATATCAACCTCACAACAAAACGATTTTTACGGTTCTAAAGCTTCGACAAATACCGTTGTATCTGGTCTTTTCAGAGCAGTTAAAGGAGCGGATTGAACGAGAACATATTGAGCAGATGGATTTGGTTCTTTCCAACTTTTAGCGAACATCGGAAGGGTAACTAATCCAGCGTCCAAATCTTGGATAGCTCCAAAGTGCAATGCATTATCTGATCTTGCTCCAGAAACACCCATAAGAACTGAACGCAACGGAATGAAAGGAGTAGAAACACTTGATGAATTCTCATACCAAGCGTTATAAGTAACAATATCAAGTCCGAATACGCTTGCAATGTAATTTACATTTTCGCTTTTCTTCTAAAAATGCAACTCTGGCAAGATTATCAATTCTTCGGTTGTCAAGAATTGTTTGAACTTTTCGGGTGGTTGATAAATGCTTCTAGAACATCCTCGGCAAGAATCACGATATCGGCATTTAATCCAGTATCTTCCTGGATTTGAAGTCTCCATTTGCGCAAATCAAATATTGGATCAGAACTGGAATCATCCCATGCATCTGTGCCGGTTAAAGCATATTCATGCGACGGATCACGGAGAAAATCAATTTCTTGATCAAGGCCTTCCCCCGTAATAACGAGTTTTCCAGTAACCATTGCCTCTGCTGCCATGACCTCGTATCTCCTGCGAATCATCTGCATCAATTCTTCCATATCTTGGCCTAACCGCTCGGCAGCAAATGCCATTCCAGATTTTCCACTGGAGAATGGCACCTCTCCAGGAAAACGTTTTAAAAGGTCGGCTGCAGTAGTCACCATAAACTGTTTTAAATATGGAGGTGTAATTGTTTTGATTTTATAACCTCGTCTCTCGACCTGTACTCCTTCGCTGATCGGTGTAACATAAGGAGCAACTCGACGTTTCCCTTTATAAATATCAATAATAATATCTTTTCCATCAATATTTGTTGATGCAGGAAAAAATGTTTTTGACAAGAAATCTGTCGGCATAAAACCAGGGGAATCGCCTTCATTTATAAATTCAAGTAAATTGTGATAGTCAAAAATATCTAATGTTTGAGGCATGAATTTTTTCTCTCTTAATTTTTTTTGTTTCCTTAAATAATTACAAAATAATCAAAAATAAACTTAATCAGTCTCCACTAGGAACAGCATTTTCGGTTAAAAATATAGAAAGTGCTCTTAATGCGTCATAAGTTGATGCTGCAGTATGCGCACCTCCGAAAGTCATCACATTAGAATTGAAAATTCCTGCAACATAGGCAAGAGTTTTTGTATCTCCTGCCGTTGCATCAGTATCCTTAGTTAAAACAGCATAAGGGACTTCTGATCCATCAATTGATACGGTATCAGATTCAACAAGTTTTCCACTAGCTGTGATTTTTCCTAATAACGTTCCCCTGATAAGATTTTCACCACTCAAAAGGGTAAATTCTTTAGTTATTGGTTGAATTTGATCACCTGCAATTAGGTTATCAAAAGAGCTGGAAGTTTCAGTTAAAAGTTGCTCTGTCATGTTTTTTTGTTTCCTTATTAAAGAAATTAAAAGTTTATTTACTATTTACATCCTTGGGTAATTCTGGGTCTTCGTTATCCTTGGGTAATTCTGGGTCTTCGTTATCCTTGGGTAATTCTGGGTCTTCGTTATCCTTGGGTAATTCTGGATCCTCGTTTGGTGTTTCTGCTGCTTTAAATGCAACGGAATCCATCGATTTTAGAAAAGATTTTGCTTCTGATTCTGTCCAATCGCTCATTGGGAAACGCATAGAATGACAAAAGACGCCAATTTCGCCATTTTTTGATGCCGTTGCAAGAATTGCATCGTAATTTTTCCCATCGATGGTTCTAGGACTTCTCAAAAGACAATCATATTCAGTTTCTTTAGAAATTTGACAAATATGTTCATTTGAAATCATTTATTTCCTCTTTTATTTGATTGTCCTTTTCTCATGCTTGCAATAACGGCTTTTTTTTCTATTTCGGATTTGTCTTCATGAGAAGACGGATTAAATCCAACAGGTTTTCCCGGTGAAAGTGGGTTAATTTTAGGTTGTTTTTTCTGTTCTGCTTTGATTTTCTTGGTCTGAGCTACTGCGAATTGTTCAGGCGTTGTTATTCCGTCATATTTTGCGTCATAAGCGAGTTTTTCGCATCCTTCGATGGTAGTATCTTCAATCATTTTAAATCGGTTCCTCTCTCGACTTGTACCGAGAGCCTCACCTGTCATTCTTCCACTCTCTTTTTCCTTATCCATAGCAGGTTTTACAACTGAGCTATAAAATTCTGGAAATTTAGCCTGAAAATCGATTATTGTTTTGCATTCTGCTAATAAATCCATAAATATTTCATCCTTTCCTGATTTAACATCAGCGATTAAATTATCAAGAGTTAAAATACCGTCTATAAAATTTAAATCAATTGCTTCCTGCCCAAAATATACCAATCCAGTAGCCATTTTTTCTTTAACGAAACTTTTTTCAAGGCCTCGATATTTTGCAACGGAATCGATAAATTGGCCATAAATATAATCAACTTGAGCCTGAATAAAATCTTTCCCTTCTTCAGAGAGAGGGGAATTTTCCGACAATAAAACTTTTTCTGGAGTGCTTGAAATTTCTGTCGGTTTTACTCCTGCTTCATCAAGTGCTTTTGAAACATCCCAGTGAGAATAATAAACTCCAATTGATCCAATAATAGAAATCGCATCTGAAGAATAAAATCGATGGGCAGGAGCACCAATCCAATATCCGGCAGAGCAGGCAGAAGAATTTGCAAGAGAATAAATTGTTTTTTTGGCTCTTAAAGAAAAAACAAATTCCGCAAATTCGAGAACTCCATAAACTGAGCCTCCAGGAGAATCAATATCTAAAATTATAGTTGAAATCGAAGAATTTTCCGCTAAAAATTCCAATTCTTTTTTAATATATTCTAGTGGACAACCTCCAAATAAACAAAACAGAAAATCACCTCGATGAGCAATCACGCCATGAATATTAACAACTGCAACGTCATTCTCAACGGAAACATTGACTATCTCCTCTTCACATTCATAACTCTCTGCTTTAAAATCAATTTTATTCAATATCAGAGATTGAATTGTCTCTGCGTTGCTTTTTTCCATCAACAACGGAGTATTTATAAATGTAGTCAATGATTGTAGTAGATTTACTTGGTTCTGGGGCATTTATAAATCCTTCTTTAACTGTTTCTGCTTTTGTTTCATCAAAAGGCCATGGCAATCCATGTCTCTCCAACATTCGCATTGCTTTTGCCTGTTGTCTTATCACGGTTTTGTAGTTCATTCCTGTAAGTTTTGCCGTTTCTTCTGGAAGTGAACTTAAATTATTTTTAATCCTCTCCACTGAAGCTCTCGCTTGCCCTAATTCGTCAATCGCTCCATATCCAGGGCCTAACCATTGATGTTTCTGAAATGCTAATCTTACCCTCGACTCAGTCCAATAATTTTCTGGAATATAGGGTAAATTGCCTCTAAAAACGGCCTCATCAAAAAATAATGGATAAATAGGCTCAAGACCTCTTTTAATTATTCCCTGTCGTTTCATTGTGAAAGTTTTCCCTGCTCTCATATTTGCCGCCCGTGAAGCGGAGAAAGAATCTTTAAAGAGCAACAAAACTTCTTCAAGTGGAAGACCTATCGATGCTGCTGATAATCTAGTCATTGTTTCGTGATAATCACTAAAGTTTGAATTCGGCCTTAGAGGATTCGCCATATTAATTTTCTTGCCACCTGCAAGCTCAACAACTGCTCCAGGGCCTAATTCAAAAGAATCCTTTCCTTTTCCTGCAACATCAGTTCCTAATCTTGAATCATCTTCTTTTTTGGTGAATCCAAGATTATCATCAGCATTTTCACTTTCTATAAACATAGTCAACCATGATGAAACAACTGAGGCCATTAATTCATTATCTGCATATCGATCAACTTGTTTCATCCTTTCCAGAATCGTTGCAAATCCTGAATACCCTTTCATTGCTCCGATTCTGTCTTTTTCGAAGACATGCAACAATCTTTTTCTTCCCATATCATCATAAGCAGGTATTTCAGTCCAGGTATTTGCACCTTTAGGATCTAAAAACATATCGGCGGGATGAGCATCAAGAATATGGTATGCAGTTGGAGCACCGAAATCGTTTAATGCGATTCCACGGTACAAATTTTTTGTGTCAATCCCATTGTGCGGATTAGAAAGTCTCTCGATGTCTATCGCTTGTAACTTAAGAGAATAAATGTCTCCAGGGTATTCGTAATTTAAAGTGTTGATTAAAAGGCCACCTGAAACGAACCAATTGACGAGAATCAGATTTTGCATGTCCTCAAAATCTAAAGATCTTTCAATATCGCAACGATTGGACCATATTTCGAATTCAGAAATAATTTTTGTTTCCAATTCTTCTTCTTGATCTTCTGTTAATCCAAGAGATTCACCATCTATATTTGGATTCAGTTTCAATCCAGTACTTACAACGCTTGTTTTAAGTTGAGTTACAATCGCTCTCGCAATGTCTTGATTATTATAAGCGTCAAAAGCCCTCGCAACGAGAGTCTTTTCTTGTCCACTTGTAACTTGCGATTTCGCTGATCTTTGCGGAGCGTACCAATTAAATACGCTCGGTTTTGAATAGCCGGATGAATTAAAACCAGATAATGGACTAGAAACATTTTTATTTGTCTGAAAATCTGGTTTTTTAAAGAATTCCTTAAAACCTGTTTTAATATTTTTTATAAATTCCATTATAACGGTATCCCATAAGAGACAGGAATTCCTCCTTGCCCATTAATTTTGCGATCAAGTGCTGCAATTTGTTCATCATATCGTTCTATTTGTTTTTGTAAAGCCTCAACATTTGCAAGAGATTTACCTCTCCCTAAAATATTATAAGACTGTGCAGAATAAGCCTTTTCTAATGCTGATTCTGCTTTATCTCGTAACCCTTCAAGTTTAGTTTTTCTTGCAATACATTCTTCAAGAGTCATTGTTTAAACCTTTATTAATTAATCTGTGTTGAGTTTTATCTATGCCTTTTTCGATATCTTCTTCTCTCGATTTTCTAAATTTCGAAGTTCTTAATATATAACCGCATGCTTCATTTTGCTTTTCGCAATCAAGATAATGATTTTCATATGTCTTTGCCCATGTTTTACCGCCTGAAGCTTTAGTTATTAATTCCTCAGACAACATTTGTTTGCAAAATTCCTCATCTATATCGCCACATAAATGCCATGCCTCTGAACCATTAAAGTTACCACGGCGAATTTTAGAATGCAAGAGTTGCTTAAAATAAAAGTCATCTATTAGAAATAAATTTATACCTCCTGGTATATGGCGACCTTGATAATTAACCTCTTGTCTTGATGGTCTCACTGGAGAGGAAAGCGTTTCTCTTCCTCGAGTTGGAATTGTTCGGCCTGGCGAATTCTGACAGAAGAAATAAACGGTAGGAGTATTAAAACCAGAGTCAATTGCACAGAGACGGATTTGAAATGTTCCTGCTTCGTTTTCCCATTGCTCATTTAGAAGCAACTCTTGGATATCTAACCATATATCTGCGTTTCTAGTGTCTTCCGTGAAGAGTTGACCAAAATCAACAGTCCAAGATTCACCTCGGTATCCCCAGGCTCTTATTACATAATAAATATTGTCTTTATGAACATCAATCCCACAAGTCAACGTTTTTGTATCTTCTGGTAGTTTATTTGATTCCAATCCACATTTAAGGCTCTGAACTTGTTTATAACTAGGTTTTTCTCCCTTGATCTTCCAGAGTTCCCCGAAAATCGTATTTACGGAAGCCTGAACTCTTCCAGGTTGATTGGATTTGTTGGCTCTTGTAAATGAATTTGCTGCTTTAATATAACTCCGCCAAGGAGAGCAGAGACCGGATACCCAGAACGATGCAATCGTATTTTCCGACTCTGGGATATCGGGAATATATTTCCCATTGTGATTCATAGGAATTCGATATTTATCTTGAATTTTTTCTTCGCAATTCGGACATTCGAGATATGCATTTTCAACTTCATCTTTTGCTTTGTTATATTCCCATTTCAAAAAAGCAAGACAAGGGGAAAAAAAGTCGTTGCATTTGGGACATGGAACATTCCATCTCATTCTTGTTCCTTCCTCCCATAAATGCCATATTTGAGAGACTCCCTCGATTGTCGGAGTACTTATGATTATGATTTTAGCGTCTGGATATGTTGCAGTTCTTGCCTGCAACAATTCTACAGGGTCTCCCTCTCCCTGAATGTCGTTTTTCATTCTGTCTCGTTCATCAACAATTACCAAACCTGCTTCGTTAGAGGATAATTCAACGGCAGAGCTTGCCCATCCAAAACCTAAACGGATTCCGGCAAAATGCTTCTCTGTTATTTTGTCTCGTTTCCCTTTCGCCAATTTGGCATAAATGGATTCGTTTTCTCTGACGAAGGAGGAGAACTTCCCAGAAATCGTTTCTGTTAATTTTCGACTTGGGGAAATGTACAAACAAGGGACAGGAGATTCATCGAGTTTATGCATGATGCAGAGAAAGGCAAGAAGGGTCTTCATCATTTGCGTTGCACATGCTAAAACGATTTGAGAATACCTAGGATCAATAGATGCTGATGAAATAGGCTTCATATAAGGGGCTCTGTCTGGATCTAGTAATCCTGATTCTGCTGATCCCTTGGGAAGTTTTATTTTTTTTGCCCTTGCGTATTCAATTGGATTGCGTTGTGGAGGTGTGTCGAGAACTATGGATGCTGAATGAGTAATTCTATTTATCATCTTCTCGAATTGCCTTCTCCCCTGTAAAATCTTCCCAACGCTTTAAAATTATACTACAATAGTGAGGATCTATCTCAAGCCCATAGCATTTCCGGTTGAGTTGTTCACATGCGATTAGGGTTGTTCCTGAGCCGAGGAATAGATCAACAACTATTTCTTCACTTTTACAATATTTTTCCAAAAAATATCGATGAATTTCAATAGGTTTCTGAGTTGGATGAAACCTCTCTTTTTCAAATTTTTCTTTATTTTTAAAACCACCCCAATGGTAACGCAACATTTTTTGTTTGTTTTTTTTCTTACTCCATCCTAGTTCAAAATCACCATACATTACATTTTCTTGAATTTCTAATTTTTTATCCCACACAAACCAACTACCATTTTTCGGTAGTTTCTGACAATAATAATTAGCACCAAACATAAATATTTCTTTAGTATTTTTAAAATAATCCAATAAAAAAGATGGATCAAACTCTTGATCATCTCCTTCTATTTTTCCCATTTTTTTAGATAATGGAGAAATAGAATAACGACTCAATGGAGAGAATGTTGAATCATTATATTCAATGCCATACGGAGGATCAGTTAAAACCATATCCGCCTTCTCTTCATCCATCAATCGATCAACATCTGCCTTCTTCGTTGAGTCTCCGCACAATATACGGTGATTTCCTAGCAACCACAAATCGCCTTTCTTGCAACGAGTTTCCTTCACTTCTGGGACATCATCCGCATTTTCTGGAATTTCTACTGGGTCCTCTTCAATTTCGATTTTCAATTCATTGAACTGTAATTCATCGAATTCGGGAAATTCTAATTTCAGTTCATCGAGAACAATCGAAAGTTGATCAGGAATAAATCGACCCTGAGTATTTGGATTATTCAACGCAATATTTAATGCTTTCTCTTCAATGTCAGTTAAATCAACGATAACCATTTTTGCATATTCAACGTTGTTTTTCTTCAAGACTTTTAATCGTTGATGGCCTCCGACAACGTTTTTTGTCCTTTGATTTAAAACAATTAAGTCAACAACTCCGAATCTTTTCATGCTATTTTCGAGGCCTTCCAACTCTTCATCGGTGATCTCCCTCGGGTTGTAAGGTGCTTCGTTGACTTCTGCTATCTTGACTTTCTTGGTTTTAATTTCTGTGTTCAATTCTCTTCTTCCTTTTTCGATAGTTCCTCGAGTTGTCTCGACGCAGCATTCAGATTTGTTCTCACCTCTTCATCGATGATTTGTTTCATCTCAGCGATAGATTTATTTTCAAGTTGTGGAGCAATTCGGCCTGGCATTCCGATAAAGTTCGATTTCAAAACATTCGTGATCTCCATCACAGATTGACAAACTTCCTCAATTTCTATTACTTCGTTCTGGAGTTTCTTTAGTTCGATTGATTCCTTTTCTGCTTTTAGCTCTAACAACTTTTCTTTTGATTTGATTCCCTCCCTTGTATCTGCTTTTGCAATCATCTTTAAATATTCGATATACCATTTGATACACGGGACAATCGGATATTTTGTTCTCCCTTTTTTGGGTAAACCTTCAAATGTTAATTGTTGGATTCTCCGTGGTGTCAAGTTGAATAGGTTCGCTAAAGTCGGGAGTGTCACCATCTGTTCTTCTATTTCCATATTCTTTATCGTACTCAAGAGAAATTAATATCGTTTCGCCTAAAGTTAGAATCTTAGCTTCAACTTGTTCAAAATTTTTTGCAATGTGGAAGAGGGACTTTTTCATTTTTCTATCGTTGCCTTCTCTCCTGTAAAATCTTCCCAGCGTTTTATGATAACATCACAATAATGAGGATATATTTCCATTCCGTAGCATTTCCGGTTGAGTTGTTGAGCTGCGATTAGGGTTGAGCCTGAGCCAAGATATAAATCGACAACAAGGCCATTAGTGTTTGAATATTTTTCGATAAACCAAACCGAGAGCTTAACTGGTTTCTGCGTTGGGTGAACTCTTTTCTTCTCTGGTTCCTGTTCCAATCCAAATATCCCAGCCCATTTAATTCTTACGATGTCCCGCTTATGATTAAATTTACTCCAACATAATTCAAAACATGAACCATATATTTTGTCTGCTGAATCTTCTAATCTTTTATCCCATACTAACCAACATCCCTTATTTTTTTCTATTAGTCTTTCTGAATAATAATCTGCACCCCATAAAAATACTTCTTTACAATAACCAAACATTTCAAAGATAAAACCTGGATCATAATTTTGGTCGTCTCCTATAATATTTCTATATTTATTCCCGCCTAATATATTTTTCTCGGTTGCAAATTTTGATGGACTTCCCGCTCCACTCCAATCCGTATCCAAATTCATTCCATACGGAGGATCAGTTAAAACCATATCCGCCTTCTCTTCATCCATCAATCGATCAACATCTGCCTTCTTCGTTGAGTCTCCGCACAATATACGGTGATTTCCTAGCAACCACAAATCGCCTTTCTTGCAACGAGTTTCCTTCACTTCGTGGGACATCATCCGCTATTTTCTGGTAATTTCTACTGGTATTTTCTGGAAGATATAATTCGAGTTCATCAAGCTTCAAATTATCATATTCAGGAAATTCTATTTTTAATTCTGGTAGTAATATTCCTAGTTTTTCATAATTCCATTTTCCCTGAATTTCTGGGTTATTCAACGCTACATTCAACGCTTTTTCTTCAATCTCGTCTAAATCAACAACAACTACTTCTGTTTCCTCTGTATCTATTACTTTTAACCTCTGATGCCCGCCGACAACATTTCCTGTTTTCTCATTCCAAATTATTGGTTCAACACAACCAAATCGTTGTAGACTGGCTTTTAATCCTTTCAACGATTCATCTGAAATTTCTCTAGGATTATATTTTGCAGGATTTAACTCAGATATTTTTTTGGTTTCAATTCTCATAATATATCCAACTCAATATAATCTTTGAACAGAAAATAAATTTCGAAATAGATGATTTGAAAAAAATTCAGTTTCATCAACTTCATAAAACTGTCTTTATCGAAACGCATTGTCCCTGGCTTTTTTCCCGTTTCCTTGTGCATCTTTTTTTTCCACTCGTTAAAATGTTCTCTGCCTTCTTTTAGTTGGAGATTCATTTATAATTCCCCATTCAGTTTTTTAAGTTCTCTTAAAATCTTCTCTGACAATTCAACCTGTGCTTCTGGGATTACGGTCTTTTGTATGTCTGCAGCATTTTTTATTAATTTGATCCACTCGGACAGCTCGCCACGGATTTCTTTTCGTTTTCCTGATTTTGGATATTTCTGATATAAATCATAAATTTCTTCAAGAGCCATCCTTGAAACTATTCGACCTGCATCCATTGCATTTTTCGAGAGTTCTTCAATTTTATTTTGAAATTCAAAAAAAATATTCTGNCTGGCTNTTTTTTCTGNATCAATGNGTTGCCTTCGCCAGTTTTCTTTTTCGCTCCATTTTTTTATAGTGATATATTTTATTTGGAGATCCTCCGCAATTTTTGGAATCTGCTCTCCATCAATATATTTTTCAAATGCCTGAGTTTTTATTTTTGCTGGTAAAGCCATGGTGATAAATTTCTATAAATCTAATTTTTTATTCCACTAATAATTTAAAGTTAATTTTTTTTAAGAAACACGAAACGAATTTTGAAAAAGTTGATATTTTTAAGCAAAAATCTAGCTAAACC